ACTTGTTATCGTTATCCATTGTGTTTTTCCTCCAATCTATCAAGCCTGTTTTCATGCTCAATCAAAATTTTCTCATGGTCTGTTAAAGTGTGCTTAATATCAACTAACTCTGTTTGGATTTTTCCCACAATTTCTGTGGTCTTATCCGTGTTTTTGTCAATCGCTGCTAGGCGTTGGCACGTTTGGTCGAGTTTAAAATTCACTTTAACAAATTCTTCCGCATTAGCCACCTCTTTTTTCGTGTTTTCTGTACTTCTAGCATGGAATGTGGCGTATATTCCAACTAGGTTGCCTATCATAGCAAGAAACGAAAATACTACAGCTAATGTAATGTGGCTATCTAATCCCATCGTCAACCTCGGGGAGTCCTGCAAGGCTTGTTAATAGACTAGTAACGCCACTTAGAAGCCCTGTACATATCCACGCTAACAATGCATACACAATAGTCCAATCTGCGTTCTGTATCATTGTAGGTGTGATTGCTAATCCAACGGGTAATGTACTAGCCAATGTTTGTGCAACGGTCTTAATTGCTCTTACGCTTGCCGCTTTAATCCATTTTTCATTAATCATATAATCACCTCTTATAATGGCATGTGGGGGCATTATAAGCCCCCACGCCTAACATGAGAAAAGTAACTTACAACTAAATTATACACACATTTTACTAATATGTAAATTATGCTTTTTTCAATTTACCCTGTTTTAGCAAATTAAGCATCTGAGTATTTTGTGTAGCCTTGCCTGTGTAATTTGCAATGCCATTGGCCTTTGCAATCTTTGCTCGATGTGTTTTGGATGTGTCTTTTTCTCCAACGCTTGCGAGTGCTGTAACAATTGATGTGCCTGTGCCTGTGTACTTAGGATAGTATGCGAATGCCTGTACATTTGGAGTAGCTACAGGAACCGTCCCGATTAATGCATCATCAAACAATACGTCCATGTCTACATATCCGCTAATTCCATTAACCTTGCCTTTGCTTGAATACTGCCATGCCTTTGCATACGCTTTAGGATTAAGGCTAGAATTTGCATTGAATGTACCTGTATCTTTAGATGGATAACGTGCTATCCAAAATGGATATATCTTTGCCAAATTAGCCCCGTCAAGGACGTTTAAATACCAATCACGGTTGCAATAGATACCCACGTTAAATCCTGCCGCCTTGATAATCTGTGCCTCTGCATTGATAATCGCTGTTAGATTGGCCTTGCCGATGCCCTTAATAGATGCATCCTCCATGTCAAGCCATACGCCAACGGGGATATTCAACGATTTAATAATATTCACAATTGCTTTCGCCTCTGCCTGTGCCTGTGCTACATTTTTTGCGTAAACGTAGCGATAAACACCTACGGGGATGTTGTTTTTAACGCATCCGCTGTAGTTAGTCATTAGTTTAGGCTCAATTGTGTTATCTTTTTTTGTTACTTTTAAGATGGCAAAGTCTTTATTAACTCTGTTCCAATCAATGTTACCTTGCCATTGTGCTACATCAATTCCTAATTTCATAATTCAACTCCTTTCTATGCTTATTGATATACTAATTATATATTCTTTGAAAACTTCTGTAAATATAAAAGGACTACACTAGGTAGTCCTTGATAGCTAAATACTTATTTAATTGATTACTTTGTGTGAATAAATCCAACGCAATATATAGTATTTAATGAATTATCTAATTGCTCAAATCTATAAAATTTTATTTTAGACATTCGCTTTCTTGCGTTGCTTATCCATTTATTTCTTTGATGCTTAGTTTTAAATTTTACTTTTTTCATTTCAACTTACTCTAGTTTATACCTATTTTTTAACATGTATAACAGTTACTGTTATAGTTTGGTCGTGAGTTGACATATTGCGTATACCATAGATTCTACTAGTCGGATTAATAGTACAGAGAATATCATTTGTTAAATATGAACCTGTACATGGCAATGCAAACGCAAGATAATCATCAGAATCAAAATTATATTGTCGATAGGCATCTGCTGTAAAAGAATCCACCTTCATCTCATAAGTTATATATGAATTCAATTTAGTTGTTAAATCACTATTTAGTTGAGTAATATCCTCGTCCACCTCATCAAACTTAGCCTTAATAACCTTATTTTGCACTCCATTAGTAGACCTATCACTAAAGGCTACATCCATTAGTGCCCTACCTGCTAACCATGTTCTTACTCCATTGTATATTGTACTTACACTTCCCATAAGTTATGCTCCTTTCTTAACTAAATACTTAATTAGTAATTGTTAATAATTCGACTAGCGCAAAGACATTTACAAATAGTACTTTATGTAGTGCTTTTTTAATTAAATTGGAATAGACAGCTATCCGATTATTAACTAGCTAGTTTATTGCATTAGTAATAAAATAGTAAATCATTGTCAGCTGCAGTTGCACCAATATCAGAAAAAACATTAGCTAAAGACTTATAAAAGTGATTATCATTAGCTTTACAAATAAAAGTGATGACTAATAATCCAGCACTTGTTACTTGTTCATGCGATAATGTTACAGTAGATAAACCTATTAGTTGTATTCTATAAATAGCTGTCCCGATTTTAGCATAAGAAAAAGGTGTTATTTTACTAAAATTTAATCGAATTAGCAAATTATATGCTAATGTAGCAAGGTCTTTTCCTGTGTGGTCAACTACAATATCAGCTGATTTACTCTTATCAACTTTATCACTTAAATCATTATTTAAAGTTGCAATTTTAGAAAACGCATCATTACCTGTTACCGCACTAGCACTAGATTTTGAGCCTAAATCACTATTTAGCTGAGAAATGCTATCGTCTATATCATCCAACTTGTTTTCTAGTGAATCCCCATCGTGGCTAATCATAGATGTGGTGAGTAATTCATCATCGCCATCATCAAGGGAATTAATCATTACTCCTTCACCTAGTAAACCTTGCTGAATAGCCTGTGCAATCTGAGCCTCTGTGCCTGTGAATACCTGTGCCGAACTACCTGCCAATATATCCCACTTTGGTACATTGTTGATTGTTACCTTGTACACGTTGGCACCCATTGGAATTGAAAGACCTGCACCCTCAACGAAATCGCTTGTTGTAGTGAATGGGTCTGAAATATTCCACATAAAGCCATCTTTAACCGCTGAACTTGAAACACTTGGTAGATTAGCAAATTCAACTGTTCCCTTTGGAATTAAGGCACTACCTAACGATTGTGCAATGGCTAAAGTCTCTTGGTAGAAATGTTCTGCACCATCTTCTGCTGTCTCTGCCCCTGTTCTTGCTGTATTTGCCAAAGTAACTTGTGCCTGTGCATCTGTTACTGCCTGCTCCGCTGTATCGGCTGAATCTGATGCATTATTTGCATATCCTTGGGCTGTATCTGCAATCGTCTGTACTGTGGCGATGTTTGACTCATTTACGTTGTTGATTTCTTCGATTGAATCGTGAATAGCCCCTCTTACATCCTTACCATAACGGGAACTAAGGATTTTTGCCAAATATTCATCTATCCTTGCCATACTACACCTCCTCAATTATTGTATTAACGAAATCGTTAATAGTAGTAATGTTTGAATTGATTGTTTCATCTGTTACTATTCTTGATATTCGATTATTAACAGAAACAGTTCTGCCCTCATCATCAAATACATCATACATAACCGATATACGGTTTAATCCGTTATCGTTTGACAAAGTAATGTTGCTAATCTTGTTAATCATACCTTTCCTCTCTTTCTGCTCTCTATAATTTGCTCCATCATTTGGTCACTAGGTGGATTTAATCTGTATGAATCAAAACCTAATTGAATTGCTTTCATTTCCCATCCAAACTTTAGGTTTGGAGTGCCTTTAACAATAAAATAATTTTCATTTCGTTCTTCCACCCACAAATCGCCCTGTCCGTATTTCTGCAAAAATACTTGGTATTCTATCTTAGTATCAATTGTTGCTAAAAGCTTATCATCTATTGCAATATAGCAAATACCATCATCGTCTAACTTACCGCTTCCAATATCCCCAAAATATGGGGTTGGTGTTTCGTATGCGTTTTGGCATATTACACCATATTCTTTAGTGCTAACTGCTCTTGGCTTTGAACCGCCTACAGCTAAATCTCCCTCTACGGTCAAGCCCTCCCAAATATGAACTCCGTCTAAGTTAGTATAACCGCTTATACCTAAACCGCCATCCATGGTAAGGCTACCATGTCCGTATATACTACCCTCACTGTCTACACGGAAATTAGGTGTATTGAATATAATCTGATTGCTTACATCAAATCCGTCACCATCCCAACGTCCAACACGATTTCCATTAGCATCATAGATGTTAATAGCACCATCCATTGAACCGCCTGCATTAATAACAGCACCATTGATTGTACCCTTGCTGATGGTTAATCCGTTACTATCCATATAGGCTTTAGCATTTCCGCTAGTGTCATATAATGTTAAGCCATAAGTATTGATTGTGATTAATACTCGGTTGCTCGTATCTCTTATAGTGATTTGTCCATTGGCTCCTAATCCCGAGCCACCGACTAGCAATTCACCGCCTCTAATTCTATCCGCTGTCATGGTTCCCGATGTAATATAGCTTGCCACAATAGAACCATCCATAGTAATTGCTGTGCCATAAGTTCTTCCACTATTATTTGAATATCCTAATCCGTTGATATTCCATCGCCATATCTTAGTAGGATTATTTAACGCATTTTGAATCTTAATCTCTATTGGCTGTCCTTGTGCATTACGTTCAATTACTACATATCCGCCCTCGGCTCCTGTGATTAATGCTGTTGCGTTTTCAATAGCTGATTTAACCGCATTAGAGGTAGGTACTTGCTCAATACGTTTCATTATCTCAGCATTTGCACTTGCTGATTTAGCGCTTAATGTATTGGCCTCTTTACTGCCTAATGTAATTGTATCACTTTCGGGCTTATTAAGGTGTATTTCCATTGCTGATAGCATGAAATATTTATCTAACCCGTGTGGCCTAGATACCACCCTAACTTCATCAAGTATCTTTAGCTTTTGGAATGCATCCGTTGTTAAACCTAAGTCAAAGGCTTTGGCCTCAATCACTAAGTTTTCAAACTGCGTTTCCTGTAGGTACTTTTTAGCCTTTGCCAATAGGTTAGTGGCAACTGTAACATCGTTCCACTCAACCACTTTTTCAATTCTGCCAAATGTTGCCACGGCATCGGCTGAATACACGTAATCGGCTCCCTGTGGGTGCATTGCATCGGCAGGTGTATTCTTAATGGTTAACCTGTCATCTAATCCCTCTATAGTTTGAGTATCTAGCGTTTCACCTAATGGAATAATCACGGTAGCTAAATCATCGGTATCTAAGCCCACCGACATATCAATTAGATTTTCACCTAATCTTATTACTTGATTGTTAGTCCTTGGGCTGTCTGCAAGGTAATCAAGGTATCTAACGCCGTTAACGTGGCGTACCCTTAAATATCCGCCTATATCATCCACAAGATCTATT